CACGTATCCAATTGGCAATCTCAAGGACGGCTTCAAGCTTCATGGGAGCCTTGAAAAGACCATCAATGTTGCTCTTGATGAAATTTCGTTTGAGATACTGAACTTGGGTCAGATCTCTCCACGGAAGAACTTCTCCACTCTTGGCTTCGTCAGTATAAGTCATACCGAGTTCTGTAAACGCTGAAGCCATTGTGTTTTGGTTGAACAGTGGTGAAATTTCGTCAGAAATGTTAAGCAAATTGTCGTCGCCGTACGCAACCATCGCCACATGTTTGCGAAACTCACCCATCGAGTGATAGATAGTCCCTTTCGTAACTCGCAAGTAAACATATCGACATACAAGGGAATTGTAGATCGAGTTGAGGATGGCGGTCATCGGGCATCCAGAAGGTTGAGAATGTGTCCAAAAGTAGATGGTATCACGACACAAGTGGATCGAATTGACTATCTCCTTCCAGAGGACCAGACGCACCAACGCATTCTCAGGTCCATCATCATACCAATCGTTGATGATGTCAAGAACCAAGTACAGCACATCGATATGTAGAGTGCCGTCAAAGTTGGAAAAATCCCCTGCAACAACCTTTTGACCCTTGCTTTGTATCAACAGTGCAATGTCAGTCCAATCAGTAGAGTACACATTGGTGCCCACAGAAATTTCATTCACATTGCGATTATGGGCAACATGCGAAATGAAACCTAGGAAATATTTGCGGAAAACCAGGGTAAAATCCACAGGACCAGCCGAGAAAACTCGGGTTTTTCCTTGGGCAACTTTATCGAGAGGTCTTCGCTCGTCCTTCAACGTATCTGTCCACACAGTAGGAAAGCGTTCTCCACGTAGTGCGGCACTAACACGTTCATCCATGAGTTTTTCCATATCAGCATCCAGTTTGTACTCGTCACTACCAAGCCAAAAGGTTTTTCCCGGAAGCGAATTCTGTTTTCGAAAAGGATAACCAGGAGAAGTGGTCCTCTTAATTGGAGGAGCAAAATCATCACCAGCGATCCCAACCACACTTTCCCAATTGGTCAAAACTCTTTGCCTCTCAGCATCGGGACGAAAGTTGCGCTGGACATCATTTTTCACAACGCTTAGAAAATCCTCATCAATTGGGGTGCACATCACACCACACTTGGTTAGACCCTTCAACATAGGATCAAATTTCTTCCCTTCAACTTCAGTAATTCCAAGTGGAGCTGGAGCAGTAGTAGGGGTTGTAATCAATCCACAAACAGGAGAAGGTCTCAACTTAGTCTTCGTGGATCCAACCACGGTGTAATCACTCTTTCCACAAAAACCAAAATTGCCTTCTGGGAGTGCAAGATTTTCCTGTGGACAGAGATGAGACACTGCTTCAACTGGAAGACTAATTTGCGCCAAGTGAGAAAGCTGCTTCAAGGCACACTCAATCTCATCTGCGTTCAAGGGAGTAGAGAAACCTCTCCCAACATTTCCCGCAACATGAAATCCAATGATCTTTCGTGAAATCTGAGTTGATATAATCAACAAAGGAGACCCACAATCACCTTGTCCTGTTTCCATATCATAAGTATAGCACCTACGAAGGTTCAGAACATTGTTCTGGTCATCCCCATAAAGAAGTGGAGTATCCCGTGATTTCACATCACCGAAGCGTTGGATAAATCCTGAGCGGTCTGGAGTAATAAGAACTCCTCTAATGTTGTTAAACTTCGACATCTCATTAGAATTGATAATGCTACCAGTCACATCTGCATGATCTGTGACACTGCGTGGTAGCTCCATCAAGATCTGGTCCTTTGCGCCTCCCTCTCGATCCATGATTTCAACAATTTTGATGTCCTTGACACGCACGGTAAAACCTGAGGGCAAATTCTTGTTCCAAATGTTGATCTCGTCACTTTCGGCTAAAAACGGCAAAAGATGTCGCACAGTCATGAAAATTCGACCCTTGACGAAGAAACCTCTCAAAGTTGCTAGGTTTTTACCTTGCTTGCGCAAAGTGATAGAATAAACATTGTTTATCAATCTCAAAGCAACATTGAAAGTGTTAGGGTCACGTTGGAGTTCAGTCTGGCCTTCAACTCTGCAGACAGGAGTCTTCACAGTTTTGGGGTCTCCAGAAGCAGCGATTTCAGTTTTACGAGAAGGATTCTTAACAGTCTTAGGATCGCCCGAAGATGCAATTTCAACTTTTCGCACTACTGGTTTCACAGTTTTAGGATCACCAGAAGACGCTATTTCACTCCCGTGCATGGCAAGTTGGTCAGGAGTAGGATTCTCAACAATGAAATACGTTCCAGTTTCAGTATCTTCCTCTACGACCATGGGAGCCAAATAATCAACTTCAGGTTCTTTCCGGTCACTCA